AAAGATGGAAATAACTACATAGACATCGTCGTGACAGGTGAGTTAAGTAAAGCAGATACAACGATAGCTATTTCATACAGCTACACGAGTTCTGCTTGGTATAGAGTTACGCTTATAGATATAGGAACACTTTTAGGAGCTAATTAATGAAATCTGGAGCATTTCCAAATATGTTTGGTAATACCTATACAAAGATACTTTCTGACAAAGAAGCAACTCAAAGTAATTTGAAACTTCTACTGCAGTCGGCTAAGAGATCTTTGTTAGGTGACCCGTATTTTGGTACAAATATTAAGAAATTAATCTACGAACAAAATAATATAGTATTACAGGATTTGGTTATAGATGAAATATATGAGGCTATTTTAACATTTATGCCCCAAATTTCTATACAGAGAAAAGATATAACAGTTACTTCTGACCTGTATAATATATATGTAACTATAAAAGCATTAAATATGCTAGATTATAATTTTGAAACCTATACTTTGCAATTGCTAAATATTGAGGAAATTTAATAATGAACGATTTCACACCAAGCAATATATCATATACAAATAAAGACTTCCAAAGTATATATAATGAGTTATTAGAGTTGGTCCCAAAACTTACCAATAAATGGGATCCTAACCTATCTAACGAATCAGATCCTTTGGTAGTATTATTAAAACTTAATGCATTATTAGCTGATAAAAATAACTATAATATAGATAAAAATATATTAGAGTTATTCCCATTATCAGTAACGCAAAGAGGTAACGCTCAGAAGATTTACGAATCTCTCGGATATTCGATGCGATGGTACAACTCAGCAGTAGTAACAGTTAATTTGAGGTGGGTTGGAGAAGCAACTAGCACTAGTCCATTAACATTAGATTTATTTACTGAAATTACTGATGATACTGGTAATGTTGTTTACACATTAATCCCAACAGAATATGGTCAATCAATATCAGTAGATAGATCACCAAGCTCTAGGCAAGATACCAGTTTTATTGCTATGGAAGGCAATATTGTTGACTATCAGGTATCAGACACAACCACCATAACACTTAACAATTTAGATGCTAATAATAGATTATATTTTAATAATGTAAATGTAGCTGAAAATGGAATCTTTATTGGTAATATCGATGACCAAGGCAAAGTTCGAGATTGGTTGCAATGGTATCTCGTTGACAACCTAGAAGCAACTCAGCTTAGTCAAACATGTTATAAATTTGGGGTACTGCCAAATTCGAATACGTGCTATATCGAATTTCCGCAAGATATTGCTAATCTGATAGGCCAAGGATTGCAAATAAAATATCTTTTAAGTTCTGGTGCTGATGGAACTATCAAACCTGGAACATTAAATAGCTTCTTTGCTGATCAGACTGATGAGGATGGTACTGTTATTAATGATAGTGTCCGTATTTGGAACTCGGAAAGCTCTACAGCAGGACAGGATCCAGAAGATTTAGATGAGGCATATGAAAACTATAGAAAAGTTGTAACTACATTTAACACATTAGTAACATGTAAAGATTATCAGGATGCTATTTATAGATTGCATGATGATTTAAATCAACCGATAGTATCGAATGCTATAGTAACAGATCGTACAAACGATTATATTTCCAGCAGCTCTAAGATAGTTGTTGATAATGCAGGAACAACTACTAGTGTGATTGATTACACTGGCGGTGTAAATAATGAATATGGTAAAGAAATGAGTGCTTTTGACTTAAAACTTTACCTACTTAAAGCTGTTTCAAATATACAGACAGGTGAGCAATACGACCAGACATTTGATGTAGATGCTCCAGCTGTCAATCAGGTACTCCAAACCGCTGCTATAAGTAATTACAAATCTATCCAGCATGATATCGATAGCGCCACAAATGATACAAATCAGAAAAAAGTAATTTACAAAAATAAATATGCCATTAAATGTAGATTAACAACATATAATAAAGTTTCAGATGCAGAAGCTTCTGAGATACAACAGAAAGTAAAGCTAGCTTTATATAGCAAATTAAATGCAAGGCATGTAGAATTTGGTGAGCCTGCTGATTATGATTATATAATCGAAGTCATTAAGGATGCAGATAAATCAATAAAAAATGTCATTTTAGATGATATAAACTACACATTAGTTAGCGTAGATAGAAACGATGCTGAGCATGTCGCCGATACCAATGAGTTTAATTTCATAAAAGCTAAGAATATACTATCTGGTAATTTGCAAGGCTTAACATTAAACACAGATTTTGACATAACCATAGATCAAACAGCGGGTTCTGTATATCCTAGTGCTGGAGAAGAAATCAGATCGATAACTACCAATACTGATTGCGAACTTCCAGGTAATAGTGCTGATAGCGAAAACAGTTATCAAGTTAAATCCAACGAAACTGTTGTATGTTACGCACCTAGTTACATTCAAAAGATAACATATTCTACCTATTTGTATTATGATTTTGGTAGTAACATGACAAGCACATCGAGTGGCGGTGTTACAATTGATTACTGGAAAAATGATAACTATTATAAACTTGAAAATGATGATGTAAAATTATATGAGACAGCTAAAAAAGATAGCAGTAGCGGCGAAGTTGTGTTTAGCAATCTAAAAGCTACAATTAAAAAAGGTAGTATTATATTACCATCAGGATTAGATACAGATGAAAGCGGTCAACTCAAACGACGCGGCGATTTAGGAGCTAAAGGCACCATAACAGTTTGCGAAGCGAATACGCAAGATATTCCTAAGATAAACAATCAGATAAGATGTTACTGGATAGTAAACAATCCAGATGGAACATTAGTAAGTAAAGATGACTTTAATAGCGAAGGTATAGCCACTAGGTTTTTAGAATCTGGCGAGTATTTCCTATATACAACATCACAACAAACTGAACTTAACATACTTGGAACAGGAACATCACTGAAGTTTACAGTTACAGGTACACCAAGCGATATTACTTTAAATACTTTTACATCAGTTTCAGATGTAACAGATCTAGGTGTTACTGATGTAAGCTGGGTTAACTTACCGTCGAATATTTCAATCGAAGCTCAAGAAAATGAACTGCAGATATTTACTTCTGGTGTTAGCCTAATGACCACTTCAGCTACACCGATAAGTTTGAAAGAAGTTAATTCTGGTACAGCCGCAGACAAAGACGGAATTCCAGGTTTAGCATACAAAGCAACAGATAGCGAAGATTTTATAACCTTACCCACACATGGAGGGGCTAACTGGAAGGGCTATTCGTACCTAACAGTAGTTGGTACTTCTGATACTCCATTTGTATTAGAAGATGGTCAGAAGCTAATATTAAATACTTATGATGCAGTTGGTAATCCTAGTAAGCCTATTTCTCTCCAATACGCTAATGGCTCGTACATAACTTTTAATCAACCTATAGCTATAGCAGGAACAACAAACGCAAATGTAGGAGTTTTATTGCCATCAGGTAAGTTAAGTTATCCATTAAAAGTTCGTCAATATAAGCAGCCAGGTATTACAGATACATCAATCACAACTAGCGGAGATAGAATCCAGATAGAATGCGCAGCTGGAACAGATTTACAACTTGCGTTTGCACCAGAGCTTAATGCGAATTATATAGCTGGATTTAGCTGGATTCCCACTGATTCAGCTACACCTCTTGGAATAGAAGCGCAAAACGTAAACTTATCTAGATACCCAAACACTACAGATCCAATATCATATATACCTGCGAGTCAAACTTCGGCAGTATATAATACTCCGATATACATCCAAATGACAGGTACTGGTAACTCAAATGATGATCGATCTATAACAGTAAAACCTGCAGCTGATGGATATCTGTACGTAACACGGATTTATCCATTTAAAGTAGGTAATGCAGAAAAAGATGTGCAAAGTATTATAAATATTCTCGACACTAAAAATCAATTCGACTATTTATATCAGGTGCCAGCTGAGGATGCTATTGATAGTGATAATATTGCAGAATCGATGTTTGACTCAAATAATATATTAAACAAATTTACGATAGCTCAAATAGATACAGATGCTATAGATATCTCAGTATTAAAATCTAGTAGACTTTAGAGGTAAATAAAATGTTTAGAAGACTTACAGATTGCGTACCTGACATATATGTAAATGAGTCTAGAGATTTTCAGTTATTATGCAGATTATATGATACATCGCATCAAAGCATCAGATTTGATACATTAACGATGCTCAACGCATTATCAGCGACAAAAGCTAATAATAGGATATTACCACTATTAGCTGATAGAATGGGCTTTAAGCATAAGCACCATATCGATGATAATGTTTTAAGATATATCTTATCTTCTTTTCCCTTTATTATTAAAAATAAAGGGAATAAGATAGGAATAGAGCAAGCAGTAGCAGCTATATTAAAATCAGAAAATTCGCTTGAGCCACCAATTGTTACTATAGATAATATTAATCATACAATCATAATAGCTACCCCAATTGATATATATAATAAAACAGCATTAGATGATTTATTAGCGTATGTTGTTCCTGCTGGATATACTTATCAGGTAATGCCAGGAACGCAATATCCAAGCAATCCTCAACCATATGCTGTAGATACATCAGTTGTTGGTGATATTAGAAATAAATCAACTAATACAGAAACAGATATATTCTCTGCTGTTAGATACGCGAAAGAACTGGCTGATAAAGATCCATATGCTGTTGATAGCCCAATTGAGTTAGATAAGAATGTAAGCGCAGTAGGTGTATTGCCGGTATTTAAGAAAGAGGAAAAGACAAATGGACAATAAAACTAATCCGACCCAAATTACTAATTCGACAACTCCGCAATCAAATATTACATACTCAGGCGAAGTTACGATAAAAGTAATGCAAGGTAAAAAAGAAATTTCGAGATTATCTGGACATAATGCAGGTAAAATCGATTTATTTAAAGGTATTTGCTATTATCTAGCTGGATACGCTGATAATTCTTATATTCCAGCTTATATAAAAGCATCTACTGCAACAACATCTGATGATAGTGAGCCTACTGATTTTGATGCTTTAAATGCTCCAGCAGCAATTACTGGAAGAAGGGCGGAAAAAAGCGATGGTAAGTGGCAAAGTATATATACAGCTATCATAACATATTCTAATCTTATAAACCCAGGCAGTACAGCCAATCCCAACCCTATAACTTATTTAGCCCTTTATAGTAACGATAAAATTACTCAGCTAGCTACTATTAAGTTAGCTGACATGGGCGAAGGTAGTTGGGATGGTAACATAATCCAAGGAAGCTCAGTAATTGTTGAGTGGAGACTCTCGATTGATAATAAGGAGGTAACGAGTAATTGATCACAGTATTTCCAGCCGCATCGAGTAATGCGCAAGAAAAACGTTTAGTAACTGAGTATAACATATGCAACATAGTAAACAGACTCGTAGATAAAAAATCTTTTGTAATCAGCGCTAACGCGAAAAGTAATCCGACAGTAATAGAATTTAATATAAGCGGATACTTTTTTAGATGTAATAACGTTAAGGTTGATATCCTAGACCAAATAACTGATGAGATGAAAGAAAAATGGTCAACAGAAGGTGGACCAGATTTTAACCCTACTGGTAGTGATGATGGTTCATATCGAGTTTATGCTTGGTTAACTAAAAATACCACAGCTAAAACCGATGATTGGTCTTATCTCGACGTAAAAAACGGAACAGAGTACACAGAAGCTGAACAAAATGGGTTAGTCTTTGGCACAATTCCTGCCAAAGACAGTGATTATCTATATATATTATTTCATGATGAGGGTAAAGATACTGGTACGGGTATAGTTTCAAATTATGTTCCAGCAGAAAGTTGGATTAGATTTAACCAAAACTCAATCTTTATAGATGATGGGGATCTAGATAGCGCGCAATCCTAAAAATAAAAAATTATTTAGAAGTTACTTTTTATAAGTAACTTCTTTTATTATCTCTAACTGTATATAAATATGTAACCGGAGGAACATAAATTGAAAAAATCAGATAATCTTAATATAATCACATGCCCACATTGCGGAATGGAATACTTACCAGCTGAAATTTTTGTAGATAGGGCATTTTTTGGAAGGCCGACAGATATAGAGAGAGATGTGCAAGGTAAAATAATGACTTTCCAAGGCAAAACTCTCGATGTAAACGAAGAGTATAAATGCGACAGCTGCCATAAATCATTTAAAGTAAATACCAGAATAAAGTTTAAATCATTTGTAGATGAAGATAATGAGTTCGATACCGAATATGTATCTCCACTAAAGACGAAGAAATTAATCCTATTTGAAGATTAATGATTAAAATAGAAGAAAAACCAGCGGTAAAATGCCCTGGAATCACATCGCTATTTATCCAATTTACATATAATCCAGCTATAGTAGATATAATTAAAAGTTGTGATGGTAGGCAATGGGATAAGAAAACTAAGATATGGGAAGTCCCGATTGATGAGCTATCCAAACTTATAGATACCTTATGCACCGTCGATGATATCGAACTAACTGTTCTTAAGTGCTCAGAGAAAAAGCATAAACAGTTTGATTTAAAGGGTACATATAAATTAAAACCCTTTAGTTATCAGCTAGAAGGAATACAGTATGGTTTAAATGTTAATAAATGGCTATTACTAGATGAGCCAGGACTTGGTAAAACTTTTCAGATACTGCATATAGCTGAAGAATTATATTTACAGGGCAAAATTGAGCACTGCTTAATAATCTGCGGAGTAAATGTTCTTAAATACAATTGGGCGAATGAGGTACATAAACACACTAATCTAACATGTAAAATATTAGGTGAAAAGATTAGTAAGAGAGGTAAACGCTCTATTGGCTCAGTAGACGAACGTGTTGCACAATTAAATAGTAAGATAGACGAGTTTTTCCTTATCACCAACGCGGAGACGCTGCGCGATGAGCGTATAGTTAAAGCTATCAACAATTCTAAGATAAATAAGATAGATATGATAGCTTTTGATGAGATCCATGTCTCGAAAAACCCGCAATCTCAAACCGGTAAGAACTTATTAAAACTTACCAAAGCTAGGTACAAAATCGGGGCTACAGGAACACTTCTTCTAAATAATCCATTAGATGCTTATTTACCACTAGCCTGGATTGATGTAGAAAATTCGTGCATGACTAACTTTAAGAACTATTACTGTAACATAACTAACAAAGGTATAATTACAGGATATAGGCACTTAAATAGTCTTAAATATGAAATAGAAAAATCATCGCTTAGGCGTAGAAAAGAGCTATTAAACTTACCTCCTAAATCGATAATACGAGAATATGTCGAGATGGGAAATAAGCAGGCCGAGTTCTATGAGCATATAAAGCAAGGCATAATCGACGAGGTCGATAAAGTTAAAATGAGTAAAACGAATTTATTAGCTCGGGTTACTCGATTGCGCCAAGCAACAGCTTTACCATCTATACTAACATCAGAAAATATAGACTCAGCAAAGATAGTTCGAGCTTGCGACTTAGTTGAGCAGATAATAAGTAATGGTGATAAGGTAGTTGTATTTTCTACATTTAAGCAGCCGATATATGAGTTAGCTGACAGGCTTAAGAAATATAATCCACTTATCAACACTGGAGATACCCCTGATGCTACTATCGAAAGTAACAAAGAGAAATTTCAGTCTGATCCTAAAGCAAACATATTCTTAGGAACATGGCAAAAATGTGGAACAGGACTTACATTAACTGCAGCTACATATATGATATTTATAGATACGCCATGGACAGCCGCTGTTAAGAAACAGGCTGAGGATCGTATACATCGTATTGGTACAAAAACTAACGTAACTATTTACGATCTAATAACAAAAGATACCATCGATGAGAGGGTCGCCGAGATATTAGATGATAAAGAAGCTATATCAGAATATATAATAGATGATCAGATATCGGAAAAAGGATTAGCTAGTTTGCAGAAATATATAGAGGAATTAAGGTAGAGTCGCAACTCTACCTTTTCTTTTAGTTGATTTTATCCCGAATATAAATTATATTTGACATAGACAAAATTATCCACAACTGTATGTAATTAAAAGTTGATTATCTGTATACTTTATATTATAATAAGTGAGTAAAGGAGGTAGTATGGCGTTAAATGAGTATAGAAAATATTATGAAAAAGAAGCCTCAAATATAAATGGTTGGCGAACATTAAATAAGAATAAACTAGTTAATAGCTTTATAGAAAATGAGCATAACAAAGAGCTGGCTAATTCTTATTTATCAGCTATAGTCTGCAGATATTGGGGCAATATAGATAAGCTATATAATAGCAGTAAATCATCATCAGTTACTCGAGAAGATTGCTATGAATGGGTAGTAGACGCTATAATGTACGCTTTATCTAAGAGAAAATGGCTAGACCCTAGCAATAAGCTTTATAATGACCCAAATGGTCCAGATAAAGTTATTAACCGATGCATAGCGAGTGAAAGAAAAATCTTTTATCAGTCATCCAATTATGATTGCAGGAAAGTTAACTACGCTACATATAGTACAGACCAAATTATCGAAGAAAATGAAAATAACGTACTTCTACTGAGTGATAAAAACGACTACGCTGACATAGATGAGTCAGTAGATGAGCTAATTATATCGTCATTTAATCAGGGTAAATACTTTTTAGCATTTATGATTGATGGGATAGTTAATTATGACTCATTTGTAACGTTTAAGAACAAATCAGGAGTAATAGCAGATGAGTTTAGCTCTATAAAGTTGCTTAAGCACTTAAGCACTCTAGATATAGCATATGCTAGATCATTTTCAACTAGATTTAAGACTAACTATGTTGATACGGCTAAAGCTGTCGCTGACTGTTCTTCTATACCTAAAGATAGGATACGTAAATATATCAAATCAAATCTGCAAGTTTTGAAAGTAGCAAAGGTAGGAATTTATTAATGCTGTGTGACTTTTTGTCTATGGATAATTACGTAAGTTTTAACTCACAACTAGCTTCTATTATTGGATTACACTCGGCTATATATGTATCTGAGTTAATAAATATAACTAGAAAAGCTACAGTAAAAAATAAACTTATAAATGATAAATATATAGCTGTCGACCGGGAGTATATAACGAGTCGGACAACTATAAGTCTCGAAGAGCAATATGAGATAGATAAGAAATTAAATAAGGTTGGAATAGTTGATTTAAGCGATAGTCCAGATATAATTATGATTGATTTAGGTACATTGGTCAACTTAGCTACTTCTACTGATGAGGATTTGATTGGAAAGGTAAATAAACTAACTAAAATTAAATCTACATCAAATAATAAGATGACCCAACGTCAACATATGTTTGAGACACTTAAAGCGAGTATTCACCACGATAATGCAGAATTGGAGCAAGCATATAAAGACTGGGTTGATGGAGTATGTGCTAATCCTAAAGGTTTCCTATCCAAGCGAGCGATAAGTTTGTTCCAAGCAGCCGTAGATAAGTATTCTGATCGTAACCTGGACCTAGCGCTTAAGATAATCGAAATCGCTACAGTTAATGGATATAGAGATGCACAGTGGGCGATAAATGTATTTGAAAAAGATTATAAGCAATCGTTCTTTAAGCAATATCAACCGCAAAGTATAATGACACCTCAAAGACAAAAACAGGTGTTATCAGATGAGGTATTTTAATGATAGAAACAAAAGACTGTTGGATGAAAGATCAGTGTGCGAAAACGAGCTGTCCAGATTTTTGTCCAAAATTATTTCGGATGGATTTTCTCTATAAGATGTCTTTACTGTCTGATACTCAGAGAAAACATATCCAGCTCAGAGTAGATGCAGATAATACTGATAAGGAAGTATTTAAGCAGCTTAAGTACTATCAGGATAATATCGAAGAGTTCGTAGATAATGGTTGTAATTTGTATATCCATTCGAAGATAACCGGAAATGGAAAAAGTGCTTGGTCTATCAGACTAATCCAAGCGTACTTTAATGCTATATGGTATAAGACAGAATTAACATGTAGAGCTCTGTTTATAAATGTTCCTAGATTTTTACTATCATTAAAGGATAATATAACGCAGAAAAATGACTATATAGAGCATATTAAGAAATACATATTAACAGCTGATCTAGTGGTCTGGGATGAGATTGGTATAAAAGCTAGTACAACATTCGAGATGGAGAACCTACTAAGTCTAATAAACGCTAGAATCGACTGCGGTAAGTCAAATATCTACACATCAAATATGGATAGCGAAGAGCTTAGAGAACTTCTTGGTGATAGATTATACTCTCGAATTGTTAATATGTCAGAAGAAATTATACTGTATGGCCAAGATAAGCGAGGATTAAAAGTATGATACAGTGCCAGTGCTTAAATAAAATACTAGCAGATAAAGATGCTTCGTTTTTAACGCTTAATAATTTAACAGAAGACTTTTTCTCAGACTATGTAAAAGAATTTAGATATATTAGAGACCATATACAGCAATATGGTAATGTTCCTGATACAGAAAGTTTCTTAGCTGAGTTTCCTCAGTTTGATATACTAACCGTAAATGAGTCTAGTAGATATCTAATAGATGAACTATATAAAGACTACAATACCAGAGCTCTAGCTAAAACATTTAATAGAGTCCGTAATCTACTAGTCGAAGGTAAGGTAGACGAAGCCGTAAAGGTATACACAAATGCAGCTCAGGATGTTACTAAAGCTGTGCATTTAGACTCGGTTGATATATTTAAAGATCTATCGAGATATGATGCGTATGTCGATCGTATAAATGACTACGATAAGTTCTATGTCAAAACAGGGTTTAAAGAGCTCGACGCAATTATTGGTGGCTGGGATAGGCAAGAAGAACTAGCAACAATCGTTGCTCGGCCAAATTGCGCTAAAACTTGGATAGCTTTAAGATGTGCTTTAGCTGCTGCTGAGCAAGGCTTAACAGTAGGAATATACTCAGGTGAGATGTCCGAGAGAAAAGTTGGCTACCGTATGGATACACTGTTCGCGCACATCTCCAACCATAAGATGATACGTGGTGATATCTCTATACAAAATGAGTATAAGAGATATATCGATAGTGCTAATAGCAGGCTTAAAGGAACAATTAAAGTACTAACACCTGCTATGATTGGTGGAGCTGCTGGGGTTACCGCTTTGAGAGCTTTTATAGAGAAGGATAAGCTAGACATTCTATTTATCGACCAACATAGCTTACTAGAAGATGATAGAGGGGCTAAAAATCCGATAGAGAGAGCTGCTAACATTTCTAAAGATTTGAAAAATCTGCAAGTATTAGTTCATATTCCTATTATAGCTGTATCGCAACAAAACAGAACCTCGACAGAATCGGGGGTAGATGTATCACACATAGCTGCTACAGACCGTATCGGTCAGGACTCAACAGCAGTTATCTTCCTAGAAAAGGATGATGATGTGCTAACTCTGCATTTGGTAAAATCTAGAGACTCAGTAAACGGAGCTAAATTGCAGTATGCCGTGGATATCGATAAAGGTATTTTCACTTACCTACCTACAGAGAAGGACGGACTAAATGGCAAATCTTGCGAAGAAGTAAAACGCGAATTCGAACGTGAAACAGATTCTGGAGAAGATGTTTTCTAATGAACCTTATTATAAATAATAAAGTAATAACAGCACCAATAGTTGAAATATTAAAGCAACTAAAATCTGAACTTAAACACCCATATTTCAAAAACATATCTGTCAAAGGTAAAAATGTTGTATGTACATGTCCTCATCATAAAGATGGGCAGGAAAATCATCCATCATGTAATATCTTTAACGATATAGATGACCCTAACGTCGAATACGGATGGGTAAAGTGTTTTAGCTGCGGCTATAATGTTCCTCTTTATCAGATGATAAATGATTGCTTCGGCGAAACTGATGATTTTGGTAAAGAATGGCTAGTAGAGAGATTCGGTGATACTTTCATAACAGAGTCTATTATATTGCCTGAGATAACACTAACAAAAACTCCTGAAAAAAAGCTGGTATCTACTTATGATCTATCTAAATACGACTACTATCATGATTATATGTGGAAAAGGCATTTAACAAAAGATGTAGTTGATAAATATCGTATTGGATTTGATCCAGAAACAAATTGCTTAACTTTTCCGGTATGGGATGAAAATAATAACTTAGTATTGTTAACTAAACGAAGCGTTATAACTAAACACTTCTATATAGAAGAAAACAAAGACAAACCCGTATACCTGCTTAACTTTATGTTAAAAGAACATAAATCATGCCTTTATATAGCTGAAAGTCAAATAAACGCATTAACATTACAAAGTTGGGGATACCCAGGTGTAGCGCTTTTCGGAACCGGGTCAGCTCATCAGTATGATATTTTGAAAAAATGCGGCATAAGAAACTTTGTATTATGTTTCGATGGAGATACAGCTGGTGAACTTGGCGCTAATAGATTTATAAAAAATATCGGCGATAATGTATTTATAACTATAAAAAAACTACCTTTTGGAAAAGATATTAATGATTTGACAAAAGAAGAATTTGATAAATTACCTGAGATTTAGTTGAACTTTTATCTCAGTTTATATATAATTACAATGTAAATAATTAATTGGAGGATTTATAATTTTATGGCTAGACTTAGTTTTGACGCCTTTCAACAATCGCAAAGCGTAAGACAAACACAGCAAAGTAATCCTGACAGACCTAGAGTTGGATTTTTTGCCCTTAAAAATGATGGAGACGAAGCTCTCGTTAGATTTATGCATGATTCTACCGCAGATTTTGATATCGTAACTACGCATAGAGTTACGGTCGATGGACGTATGCGTGCGGTAAATTGCATTAGAGAAGCACGCGACCCTATCGATAAATGTCCTTTGTGTGCAGCTAGTAAGCCGTTGCAACAACGTTTCTATATCCATCTAATTGAATATACAAAAGATGAGCAAGGTCGTGTAGTTGCTACCCCGAAAGTCTGGGAACGCTCTACTGCTTATATCAGTATGCTTAAAGGATATATCGACGAATATGGCCCGCTGTCGGAGGTATTGTTTAAAGTTAGACGTCAAGGAGCTGCAGGCAGTATGGATACTACCTATAACATTACCTTTGCTAATCCTAACGTTTATCGTAACGACCTATATCCTTGCGACAGAGCTATATTTGAAAATTATACCGCAGTGGGTAATGCAGTTCTCGATTACACATATGACCAAATGGCTGCATTGACTGGACAACCTGTTGAGCAAGCTGCTAGAAATAATAGTCCAGTGGCTCAACAATCCCAACAAACCTTTACGCAAGCACAACCTCGTCAATATACTCCGCAAACACCTGTGACACATACAGTCTCAGATAATACGCTACCTTGGGAATCTAAACCTACTCAACAAACCAATGCAACAGCCGGATTTACACCTGTCCGTAGATATTAATAGGTGACATTATATGTTTTGTGATTCGCTTTGGGGGGATGATTTCAACCCAGTAGAAACGCCTGCGCAGGTTAAAAAAATTGTAAAGAAAATATCCGAACCAAAAGATCCAAAAGTAAGTGTAGTTAAAACTGTAAAATCTAAAAAAATATCGACAGAGGATAAGCTTAAGCTAATTACTACCGAAGTAAACAGAATATTAGGCAGATATAAAGATAACACTGAGGTCATTAGAACATACGATGACCTCAAATCCTATATCGATGACGCTATACGAAACGGAATAATTGCTGTCGACACAGAAACTAATAACAGTTTGGATCCTATAACATGTAAATTAATGGGCGGATGTATCTATACACCCGGGCGTAAGAATGCGTATATTCCAGTTAATCATATAGATAATGCAACAGGTGAAAGACTCTCAGATCAGCTCACAGAGGAGCAGATAAGAGAACAATTTTCCAGACTCTGCGATATTAAGTGTGTATATCATAATGGAAAATTCGATTACGAGGTCCTCAAATGCACATGCGGACTGGAGTTGCCAATCTATTGGGATACAATGATTGGAGCTAAAGTATTAGATGAAAATGAACACTCAGCAGGATTAAAGCAGCAATATATCGATAAAATAGACCCATCAATAGAAAAATATTCCATAGATCACCTATTCGAAGGTGTTCAGTATGCTCAGGTCGATCCAGAGATTTTCGCATTATACGCAGCAACAGACTCATATATGACATATAAGCTGTATGAGTGGCAATTGGAGAAGTTTTCTATGCCTGAGCATAAGAAGCTATTTAATATGTTTATGACAGTAGAAATGCCTGTTGTTAAAGTCGTAGCTAATATGGAATTAGCTGGAGTCGAATTGGATTTTCAGTACGCTGACTTATTAAGTAAAAAGTATCATGGTATACTGGATGCTATAGATAAAGAAGCTGAGCAGGAATTGGCAAAATTAAAACCGCAGATAGACGCTTGGAGATTGACTGATGAGGCTAACGTTAAGCAAGCAAATAAGAAAGGAGAACTAGCAGGTAAATCTAAATCCGAGCAATTAGAAGATCCGATCAGTTTAAGTAGCCCTACGCAGTTATCTATTTTACTTTACGATGTATTAAAGGTAAAACCGGTAAGTAAGAAATCACCAAGGGGTACAGGCGAAGACATACTAACTAAAATCGATATCCCTCTATGCAAAATAATATTAAAGCGCAGAGCTACATCGAAACTTATCGATGCATTTATCGACGCATTACCTAAGACAGTTAACCCAGCTACTGGCAGAGTGCACTGTCACTTTAACCAGTATGGAGCCGCGACAGGTCGGTTTAGTTCCTCAGAACCAAATTTGCAACAGATTCCTTCGCATGAAAAATCAATTCGTATGATTTTTAAAGCCACGGATGACTATAAACTAATCGAGCCTGTAGAAAATCAATACGTTGTAAAAAAATGGACCGAGGTTGAAACAACTACAGGCTACAAATACGCTAGTAAGCTGATGGCAGGTGATGTTCTTATCGTTGATAGCTCTGAACAATTACCTGTCAAAGAATTGGTGTATGAAAATCAAAATGTAATGATTAAGATATAATTACTTAAGGGGGTGATAATATGAGAAAGTTACAGACACGAACTAGATATACATTCGTAGGAAGTGACTTTTCCTAGGTGGCTCAACAGGAGCCACGATTATTGAGTCAGTATTCGCAAGATAGAAATATGATTGACGCATACAAACAGGGTAAAGATTTATACGCAACCATTGCATCAGGTGTATATAAGACAAGTTACTGGGAGTGAGATCGGAAGA